TGTTGAAAGAGATTTTTCTAGTGGAAACACAAGCGCATACAATGAAAAAAGCTATGATCCAAAGAAAATTGCTTTAGCAGAAGAGCTTGAGGCGACAGCTTGTGCAAACCCAACATCAGATAATATAGCAGCAGCGAAAAGGGCAAGAGCATTAGCCGAACAAACTGTTGCTTCATCTTTTTTTTATTTTAATCAAGCCAATCCAATAAAAATTGTTGGTAAAAATACTGAACCAGCTTGGATTACTGGTCATGAAATAACTGGAATAAGTGCAACAAATCCTGTTGTAATAACATCAGCAAGTCACGGCTTAAACACAGGCGATACAGTTTACATATACGCAACAAATTCCGCCCCTCCAGTTGACGGCGAATATGAAATAACATATTTAACATCGAATACTTTTTCAATTGATTTTGATTTAAGCGATCCAAGTTATACTGCCGGTACGGACGGCATGTGGTTCACATCACTGGAAAACAGCAATAATTTTGTTCAGCCTGTAGTTGTCAACAATCAGACAACAATTGGCCTTTTTGAGTATCTTTGGGAGCCAAGGGGAGTTAGAGAGGGTGACTATTTCATTTGTTGGAAGTGGACACCATTGGTGGGTGGAGATTCAATTTCTTCTCACATTAAGTTTAGTTTATCTGGAAACACGCATGTAACAACAAGTATACCAACTCATTTTACAAATCCTGAAAAATACAAAACTTTGTTAGAAAAGTATACTCCAGAAATGTTCAAAACACTCATTTCTGATGTTGATGAAACACCATCCGTAATTGACAGGTTCAATCAATCAGTGGCTCTTGGATTTACAACTCTTGAAAACTTAGCCAATCAGATTGTTGACCTTCAAGATCCAAATGTCATAGCAGAACCACTATTGCCTTATTTGTCAAATTTGTTCAATTTGAAATTAAAAAGCAATGATCCGACAAGATGGCGTGGACAAATAGCAAGAGCAATTCCTCTTTTCAAAAATAAAGGAACAAGGAATGCGTTAGAAGAATCGTTTGGTCATGCAGGAATGAAACTTGTTTCATATAGGCCATTGTGGCAAGTTGTTTCAAGGTATACATGGCAAGAATCATTTACATATGAAGGCATAATTTATGCTTGGGAATTAGAAAAAGTTTTAATTGAACCTATTGATCTAAATAATTTTTATTTGTGGATAAGACCTTATAATTCAGACGCATATACGATATTGACATCTAGTTATGTGTCATTCTCAACAGTAGATGGCATAACAACTATGACTTGGGTTGGTGATACTCTTTCAGTTGATCCAATTACATTGATTTCTGGAGATACAATTAGAGTTTTGTATCAATATTCAACAATTCCAAGTCCTGTTGAACAAGATTTGGAAAATTATGTTAGAACTCTTGAGTTAATAGACAAGCGTGACGAAAGAAGTCAAATATATCCTTTGAAGAATTGGAATGTTCGTGGAATTGAACAAGACGATGTTTTATTTAATTTGATTGTTCCTTCAAGAAATCCATTTCATGATTTCTTAATTTTTGGCCAGATAAGGACTGAATTTCCTTATTCGGAAAACATTTACAATATGGAAGAGTACAACGGTAGTATTAGAAATTCCAAGGTTCCTTGCGACATAGGAAGGGAATTTGTTGATCCTTGTTCATCCTGCATAAGCAGTAGTTATAACATAGATGTTCAAATAGACGCATTGTCAAATGATAGAATAAATGAGTTTTATGAAGTTTTGGCAGAAAACATGCCATTTCATGCTTTGTTGAATACTGTAAATTTCTATGGAGGACTACAAGAATTCATTGCTTCTCCACAAGAAACCATTGAATGCTTAGTAAAGGTTGCTCAACTGCAATATTGCATTTCTGGAGAAGGTCAGACTTATTTCAATAGATCTATGAGACTCAGCAATCTTAATGACCTTCCAAATAGCCAATGCATCTTTAGAAATGAACTTGCAACAAAAACACAAGTTGTAACATCGGCTACAGCTACTGCCTATAACTCTGACATCGTTGTTTATTGTCCAAGTCAACCATTAGCTGGATTTGCAATAAGGGGTGATCATAGTGCGATATTGCAAATTCTTGATGGTGCATATCAAGGTTCTTATATAGTATACGGTGTTGATGACAGAATTGTTTATTTCAATACTTCACCAACAGAGCCAATTGATGGGTGCAATAACATATTCTCGTGGTCTGGATCATTGAGTACATGTTCATTTCCTTTCAGAATCATTAATCCAATTATTGACAATTACAACTATGGATCTTTGTGCAATATAATTCAGGACAATCTTGTTGTATTTGGCGATTCTTCTAAGGATTTTGGATTACTTGGCATCAAGTCGCAATTTGATGTTAATCAAGGAACTGCTTTATCTGCTTATGAAATTTCTATTCCCGCTTACGGACTAACAAATTATACAATATTGAATGTTGATCCTAGCGGAAATTTAACTATAGATTATGACAGCACTCTTCCTTCTTCTTCCTCTACAAATATAAGCTACACAATTTATAACGGTGCTACTCCAGTTACCACAGGAACATTAGGTTTTCTAACTGTTACCACCAGAGGCCGGGTTACAGTTTTGAATTCGTCTTTGCTACCAATAAGCAGCATGATAACTGGACCAAATTTTTATCATAATGTTAGTTCAATTGATTATGAAATATCCAGTTTGGTTGATGGAACAACAGACCAGTTTTATATAAGCGGTTATAATGGTGGTACTATAGCTGGACTTAATATGGTTATCACTAAAAGAATGGTTGACAATGTCATTGGCTACATGAGTCATCGTGGCATGAACATTCAATTTTCTGGAATTGACTACGAAACAAGCCTTGGAATTCAAGATGGATCAAACAATATTTTACCATATGTTGATCCTGTAGTAAATAATTTCATGGCTAATTATATTGTCGAAGTTGATGGTGTAAATTATTGGATGTCGGGTATTAACGGAAATAGTCCAGCAGGCGATACTACAATAAATTTAAGTGGTCCTGACATTTATTGGAGAACTTTGCTAAACGGAGGAACATCAGTTACAGTCAATATGTATAAATACAATAGCTTGGGATCAACGATTCCCGGCCAACAATCAGGTCAACCAACTCATACTTTCCAAAAGCTGGATAGATCAGGAAGTCCTAATGTTACTGGGACAAATGAGTTGAATGATGCGATAGTCGCTTCTCTGAGTGTTGAAGATCAGGGAATGCCGAAGGAAAACATAAAGCAGAAAGAATCAATCTCGTATAAAATTGTTTATTCCAATGGAAGCGGAGAAGAAGGCACACTATGAAAGATCTAATTAACAGTATCAAGACCCGTGGCGATGTGCAGATGATAATAGATTATGCTTGTGGAAAGCGTGAGATTATTGAGTTTCCAAACACGGTATTAAATAATGGTCGTGAAGCTCTAGCTGCTTCTCTCGGAAACAAATTTACTGGAAATTATAGTTTCTACATTAACAGGATGATTTTTGGAACTGGTGGAACTACTGGCGGAAATGTAAAATTCGTTGATGCTGGTAGAAATGGTTTGTTTTGTGGTTCTCCAGTTTCATCAAAGCCCGTCATATCCGCAATTGATCCTAATGTTAATTCGCAGATAATTTTGACCTCTGTTTTGGCAACTGGTGATGCAGTTGGCGAAACTCTCAACGAGATGGCATTACAAATGGCCACTGGTGATTTGTACAGTATGGTTACATTTCCTGATTTGACTAAAACAGATCAGATGAGTATCATTTGGAATTGGACTCTAAGCTTTATCTAATATTGAAGGGGGAAAATGCCTGACTTAAATGGTTTACCAGTTCCACAATACAATGCTGGCCAGCCTTATCATTGGGAATATGACAATCTGCCTTTGCAAACATTGGCTGATAGGGATGATCTGATCAATGCTGTTGTAGACACTCATCAAGAGATTTTAAGAAATAGTGCTGGCACTGTAGGAACATTGGCTAATCGTCTTGATCAATCGATTCAAGATGATGGTAATTTGCTTACTAGTGCTGTTAATGATGCCTTGCACAATATTGCAAAACACACAGATGGTAGTACTACCGTTTCTGGTTCTGATCTTACAGATTACCAAAATCTTGGTTATGTGACAGTAAGCAATCCTGTTCCTTTTGTGAGGATGCTAGAGGCGGAGAGAGATAAGCTTTCTCTTGTTGCAGATGAAGCCACTAAGTTGTTGGTTGATGTCAACACGCCATCTCTTGTTTATACATTCGGTGATGGTGGTATTGACAATCTTGTCTTGGCTGAGTCAACTAGTATTGGATGGACATTTGAAGGCCCGAATAGCGTAAAGCCGGAAATTAAATTTTCTATTGCTTTTGCCCATCGTCATTATTATGATTTAGAACCATTAACTAGCAATTACATCAATTTTCAGGTCAATAGCCCATCTACTCCATACATGGAAGACAGTTTGCGAGTTTATATCAATGGTGTGAGACTTAATTCAGAGTATAATGTATATGTTCCAAACAACACCGTAAGCACATGGACTTCCAATAGGTTCACTCCAAGTCATCTTGCTGGGACATTTGCGCTTGCGACTGCAATCAATGCTTCTGATATAATCAGAATTGATTTTGATGTAGCTGTAACATAGGAGCTTGCATGTCATTTATAAACTGGGTGAAGAATAGAGATAATGATCTTTATTGTGAGTTCATCTTGCAGGATGAGTATGGCAATGAAAATACAGACAGCAAAAAAGAACTTGTTGTTCTGGTCGGACCTCCAGCAGTTGGCAAAAGCACATATATAGCTCAAAAATTTCATTCAGATGATGTTTTTGTTGTAAGTCGTGATGAAATAGTTGATCGTGTATCAAAAGATTACGACATGACATATGATGATATGTTTGCATTACCTCCAAAAGATGCTTTACCAAATACTAGCGTGACTGGAATGGAAAAGTATGGGAATGTGCAAAAAGCTCCTTTGTGGATGAAATGGACTCCCGTGGTTTTCGATAGAGTTCAAGAAGCGAATGATAGAATAAATAATTTATTGCAAAAAAGATTTGCTG